TATATGCGAAACACCTTCAAGCGAATTACCGCTTACGACCGGTCTTTCGCTATGTTGGCATTTGCCCTTCCGGGGTACCCCCTCGGAATGTATGTTTGAGTTGTTCCTCAGACATTATAGTTTAATTTATATTGATAGAAATGACACGTTTTCTACCTTAAAAAATGATTCTTACAATTTCATTTTTTACATCCCATATGGGATGTTATTTGCTCTTTATTACAAGTTTTATACTTTACCGTTGTAAACGGTTTTCTTCCCACATATTAAATGTGGTATTTTGATTATGAGTGTGTCTCTTAGGATTTTCCATAGAATATCTTTTATATTTTATTCAGTGATAACACTGATATAGACGACTACTCGTTAGTAAGTGAGCAAAAACTTACAAAATAATTGTTATTTATAACAATTTTTGCGCCAATTTATTGGTGCTTTTCTTCCTGAACTACGCACATCACTAAAGTTTGATGGCCGTATATGCTGCATTTACACATACTGTGTTGCAGAATCGATTGGTTTGCTTGATATTAAGCGATAAATCTCTCGAAAATTCGAAACTATTGATCAGTTCGAATAGGGAATATTTAAATCCCGTTGCATTGTGCATGCTCATTATTTAACCACACCCAAACAATCTGTAAACAAGAAGAAGATAGTAACATTTAGAACGTCGCGTACCTACTAAGTGCATGATTTTTCATAGCCATAGCGGCTAATGTATATAAACGATATAGGCGTATACCCTGAATGAAGCTTTTTAACGACTAAGTGCTATCATTAAATTAACAATTCATAAGTTTGAATTTGTTGTTTTTTGGTATCAATATTCGGAGCCTCTCAAAGATCGGTATATGGCGAATTGCATGAAAATATTGTGTGCCCATCGGGTGCCCTTCCCTTCTATTTGTATTAGTTATCTCTCTACTTACTTCTACCTATTGAAATCTATCCTTTAGCCGGGACAAGAACTTTAGAAGCAGTGTACGAAAGTACGTTGAATTTTACTAAGAATTCAATTGCCCTGCATTACAGAGCGCCCAAGTGTCCAGTTTTATCTAGAGATACCCACGACCGCAATCTACCTCCTAAAATCCACCCTACGAATACTTGTACTATCCCTTGCCTCGAGTGCACTGGAGTAATGAACCACGTGTAGGATAAGTTCCGCGATTTATCGAACGAAAAAGGTATTGCTCTGGAATATGGTTATAAACTATACCCCATTATGACGGCTTTCACTCAAAACCCCATCGCAGAGATTAGAACCTGCGACCGCTCTTCTTCCCCCAATTTACTTGGATCTACTACTACCTCCGATTTAATCGGATTCTCTACTCCTTCCAATAAGAAAATTACAAAATCGCAAGCAATTGCTGCTCGATTGAAGAAAAATTCTACCCGTTCCAAACATTGGGAACCAAAAGTTGACAATGTTAAAAATGATTTAGAAATAACGCGTAAGGGCGTTCTACGCACAGATGAAGAAATTTCCGCTATAAAGGACGTTAAAAATCTGTCAAAGAAAGCCAGAAAAACTGTAAAGAAACAGATGCACAAGTTATCTCACATGATGAACAAGATGTCGATTAAAGATCAACGTTTTTTGAAATATTATGATGAGGAAAAAGGATTATATTCAAATGTTACAGCTGAGTGCAAAGATTGTGATCATGGACTTGTTTCATATCCAATTGAGCCCACTGGAATTTCTTATCCTCGTGCATGGAATTTTTACACCACTGATGTCGGATATATTGAACATATCAAGGAGAACATTGCATTAACCAACATTGTTGGTCCAATCTCTGATCCCCAAATTGGTATTGTTGATTGTTCTGATGAAGGCATATATTATATGCGTGACAGTGTTAAATATGTTTTGATTCGAAACGTTGTATCCGATCAATTATTTCTATCTCCTCTTCCTTGCCCCTTCTGTTCTACAGAAGGTGTATATGATGATGAGTCCGATGATGATCAAAAAGATATTAATGAAGAAGAGATGAAACATGACATTCTCCACGCTCCTGCTGGAGAACTTCCCTTTACGGGAAAAACTATGCAAGATGCATTGAGAAAGATGGAGAAAAAATTCAAGATTGAACAAAAAAAGAAACCCACATGGGATTTTTCTATGGAAACACTATTGAAATTTTTTGAAAAGTTAAACGTTACTCTTGATTTTGGAAATCAGAATTACTATTGGCTTATGGTCGTTGAAGTTCTTCATGATTTTCTATTGACTATTCACTCTCTATTCTTTGCCCATTCTACTTTTGATTATTATAAAGCTATTTACTTTCTGATTTCAAAACACACTCATGCTACATTTGAATCTTCTTTAGTTAGTGCTTTGTGTTCCACAAGCATTATTGCAGCTCTCAAGAAAATGGTTTCACTATTCAAGTCAGCTGAAGTTTCAGCTGAAGGTTTTAGTGATAAATTAGATTCTGTTCGATCAGTTCTACATTTGATTTTTGATAGTGGAGTTGCCAAAGCTTTCAAATCAATCTTTTTGAGTATTTTAGCATTCAAGGTTTTCCCAAAGAACATCGCAATGTCAATCTTTTCCGTGATCGGTAATCCCTCTAAGGGGTCAATTTTGGAAATCTTTGATAATATTTTAGCAGCTTTTGTTAAAATCTTGAAATTTTCTGAGAATTTATTCTCAGGAATGACAATTCATGATGCTTTGATGGATGATAATCCAATGAATACACATATGGATTCCTCCTTTAAACTACTACAATATAAGAATCTCTTGTATAGTGGTATGTATGTCGAAGGACGTATGCGCGAAGGAGAGTTTATTGTTGCTTGCAAGAGAGAACTTGATTTTTTCGAGCCTATTCATAAGAATATCAATACTGCATCTAAAGAAGGAAAAGAAATTTACCTTCGTTATTTTGCATTGAAAGCTGCTCTTGACGAGGTCCGTATGGGATCTGCTAGGTTGAAGCGAGTTGCACCTATTGGTGTTATTCTTGTTGGACAACCTGGTATTGGAAAGAGTCACATTCTTAACTTACTCATGAAAATTTTCTCTGATGTTATGAAACGTGAATATGATGAAAGTTTACTTTACACTCGTATTCAGGGTTCTGATTATTGGGAAGGTTATGATCCTGCATCACATCCGTATATCAAATACACTGAAGCCGGATCTGTTCATAGAAAAATTGCCAGTCACAGTGGTGACCCGCAACTGACTGAGTTTGTTAGTTTGATTGATGGTCAACCATATCCAGTTAATATGGCTTTTGCTGAAAAAGGTAAAGTTTTTGCTAAACCTGAATTTGTAATTGCTGACACTAATGTTCCTGATTTGAATTTGCCTTATATCGTGAATAACCCTGCTGCTGTTCGAAGAAGATTTATCTACATTGAACCCAGAGTCAAAGAGCAATATGCTACCGACACAGGTATGATTGATAAGACAAAATGTAATGATGGTACATATGAATTAGATCGTTGGAGATTCAATATTTATGAAGAGACCGCAGTTGATGCAGTCACTTCTAATAGAGTCACCCATTCTTCCGATGCTGATGTATTTTTCTTACAAGATTGGTTTTCTAAGCGAGTTGAATACCATTTCAGAACTGAGTCTGATATTCTCGAGACAATGCGTAATGTACTGAAAAGTGAATTGCCCAGATCCGCTGAGGATTTTGCTGAACGCAAAAGACAAGAAGAGATAAAGGTACAAAATGAAGCAATTGAAGTGTTGAAAAATGTTCCTCTTCCGAATCCTTTTGATGATGACTATATTCCTCAAGTTGCTAAGCATACTCCTTTGGAGTTTGTTTCTCAAGCTGATGAAAAGTTTGACATTCATTTACATTCCGAAGTTGGTGATGAAAAAGTAGAACAAATAAAAAGAGTTCCACTCATTGATGTTGATCAATTTGCATTTGCGCATTGGCCGAAAACTGAATTTGTTCTTGGTAAAATCATCCGAGATCCCGAGACAGCTTTTTGGACACTTTATAACATTCAATTCACCTTGTGGTTTTTGAGTCCTTATCTCAATCAAATGTATAATGTTGGTGGACAATTGTTTCAAATTTTTCTACAGATTATCTTTATGATTTTTGCTTTTCTGGTGTACATTTTTGGTATTGATATTTATGCTTGGTTGGTTACTTACACCAATATTGTTGATATGCGTAACTTTATGATGTACGGAGAAACAGAAACTGCTGGTTACTACGGAGCCTGTAGATCTGTTATGTTTGCAAAAGCTTATGACACATTTCAATTTCGTTGGAATAAGATGATGTACCACTTAGGTCTTGGAAGATACAATGGGGCTTTGAGTCCCTCTGTCAATAATATGATTATCACTTTTACAAAGGTGATTGCTGCTTTGGCTGTTGTCAAATTGGCAAGTGATTTCATGAAATCCAAACCGAAGTTACAAGGCGGAATTGTTTCCAAATCTACCCCCTCGGAAGTTCAAGAAGAAATTGAGAAATTTGTTTCAAGATCAACTATTGAGAAACCTGTTGAAATCGCTGATTTCGAATCCTTGTGCGCTGTTGGTACTGGATTTGTCAGGGTTCCAAATAAGGTTGCTACAACCTGGAATACATTGACGACGAGTCATAGTAGCAAAATCAAAACTGAAACTGAATTGAAAGCTTTGAAAGCCATGACGACAGCAAACACTAGATATTGTACATTAACAAATGGTACAGATACTTGGTTCACTCATATTTTGGGGTTGAAAGGTAGCATTGCTATCGTTCCTACCCACTGCTTGAGAGATAAATATCATGGTGTTCGCATGTGTGTTTCTATTTCTGGTGGCTTACTACCATCGGGAATTGATAAATATCACGTTACGATTTTGAGTCAGTCCAATTCTATTGATTTGGGTGCTGACATTTCTATGATTAATTTGTCTTCTGTAAGATTTCAGAATTTGATGCCATTTATCGCTGAAGATAAGATTTATCCCTCTTCCATTCCATGTATATCACATAGTGGTGTTGAATCATATGGTGCATTTGTTCCTACTCAGATTGCGAATCACAAATATACTCTCTTATTTTATAAGGATCTTATTTCTTATAACTATCCTGGCCATAAAGGTGGTGACTGCGGTCAGCCGCTAATTGCTAAGAAAGATAGAGGATATTGTGTCGCCGCTATGCATGTTGCAGGTCACGATAATCTTGATTTGGGATATGCTTTGTGCCTAGAAAAGAAAATTCTTGTTTCAGCAATGGAAATTTTGCTAAAAAATACATCAATGTTACCTATTTCATCTGAGAGTTCAGATTTGAAGTTTGATTTAGGTCTCCCCTCTAGTAGATCACCATTTCGTTATGAGGATTTATCTGGAGTTGAATTTTACGGCACTTTACCAGGTATGACTATGATAAATTCTAAGTCTAAACTTGTTAAAACCAAAATTTTTGATGTTATTCCGCAAATTTTTTCCAGTGCATGCGGTTATGAGATGGATAAAGTTTTTTGCCCTCCGATGATGAAACCTTTTGTTGTTGATGGTAAATACTTTAATCCGTACAATATTGCATTGGTCAATATGGCGAAACAAAAGAAAGCTCTGGATCAGGAATTAATGAATGATATTGTTGTTGAATTAACACAACATATTGTTTCTGAATTGCATTCTAAGGGTCACAAGGATTGGTCACCATTGTCATTACATTTAGCAATAAATGGTAGTGCGGATGATAAATTTTTACGACGTGTTACTGCTTCAACCTCTGCTGGTTATGGTTTTCCTGGAGCAAAAAGTAAGTATCTGCCAATGTTACCTGATAGTGACGATAGAGAAGCGAATGATTTGCTACGACATCGTCTTGCTGTTATGGCTACTCGATATATGAAAGATGAGACTAATTTTTGCATATATAAGGCACATCTTAAGGATGAGCCTAGAGATATCGAGAAAGTTAAACAGGGAAAGACTAGAGTTTTCTATGCTTCTTCTATTGACAATTTGATTCTTAGTCGAATGTTTTTAGCACCCTACTATACAACAATGGTTGAACACTCCAGTGTTTTTTCCACTTGTGTAGGCATTGATATGCACACTCAAGCAGATGAATTGTATGACGATCTTGTTAAATTTTCTGCTTTCCACATGGAAGGCGATTACGGAAAGTTTGATCAGTCTATGCCTTTTGATATTAGTCGAGCTTCTTGTAGCGTTATTTATAACGTTTTAGAACAGATGGGCTATAATCCTGCTGCTTTGAGAGTTGTTAGGGGTATCTTTAGTGATTCTTTGTTTCCCATTGTTGACATGAACAATGATTTGCTGTGTAATCCCGGTATGCAACCTTCGGGTAAATATGCTACTGCAGAGGACAATGGAATGAAAGGTTTGCTCCTGTTGATGTATGCTTGGTATAAAATGGTTGGGCGCGATGCCCCCTTTTTTGAGAATAATCGTCCCAAGACTTATGGTGATGATGTTCTCAATAGTGTTAAACCAGAATATACTCATATTTTTAACAATGTTACATATGCTAAATTTGTTGTTGAACATTACGGTATGGAATATACTAGTGCTGCGAAAGATGGCCAGTTGACTGAATTTGTGCCGGCAAACAAGATGTCGTTTTTGAAGAGGAAATTCGTTTACTCTGAAGAATTCGGAAAGATTGTTGCGCCATTGGATATGAATTCTATTATGAAGGCTTTCATGTGGACTATTCCATCTGATTATGTTTCTGAAGAGGAACAAATCTTTTCTACTGCCACTTCGATGATGCGAGAACTTGTTTTTTGTGTTGATCCTACTACTCACGAGAAGATTAGAATTGCCATCTGTGATGCATTGATCACAAACTTCAAACTTGATTCTGTTCGAGTTATGCGAGACCTAAAAACCTTTGCACGGATTAGAGATGAAATTTTGGAGAAAAAACCAAAAACTGAAACATACGTTGATGAATTATTGGGTAATGAAGATTGAGATCTTCGTTGCTCGATAGACGTATAGCATGGCTTCTCACCCCATTTAAAATTGGTGAATCTCAAATCCGGTGTATGCTTAGGTCAGTGTGCATCGAGGAAAATGACCGACTGACAAAGAATTATATTACAGAATTAATGAATTAGCAGGAGAAATAAAATCTGAGGAAGATTATATTTCTGCGCTGCCGTTTGAATTTAAGAATGTTCCGATTAGTGTATTGAAGCGAAGTGATCAATATTATCTTAATCAACGTTTTCGATTACTTGTAGACAAGTTTGCCTTGTTACAGAGTAGTTTACGATCGAAAATTGCCACCCACGAAATGCTCGTACGCATTTTGAGTAAACGATCATTCAACCAGATTCGTGCTGAGTCTGGAGAATTGAAGGATGGATCTATTTCTGATAGTGTTGTTGAGACTTATGGCAACATTACAGATGTTGGCGGTGATACCGTCGATGAATCGAAATACGGATTCTCTGCTAAAACAGTTACTCTTAGAGATACTGATTTACAGTTGTCACGTTTTTTTGAAAGACCTATCCAGCTTCTTGCGATGAATATTCCCAATGAGACCAATTATGATGCTGAAATTGAGATTTGGAAACAATATTTTTTAAATCCTACAGTTAGAGCAAAATTGAGAAATTATGGATTTATACGTGCTGATATGAATATAAGAGTTGCAGTTTCTGGAACTCCTTTTCATTCTGGCCGTTTGATGGCCACCTATCTACCGTGTCATCTTAGTAATCCATCTTATGCTTTTTATCAGGCTAATGCAGCTCTGAGAGATAATTATCTTAAATATTTATCTACCGTGAGAGGTACTTCTGTTATAAATGTTAAAGATAATATTCCCTTAGAATTAAAGATGCCGTATATTGCTGTGTCACCGATGTTAAGATTATTCAATCTAACTACACCAGTCATATCTGATACGACCGTGTTTGATGATACTGAAAATATGGGTACTCTTCTGCTCAAAACTTTGAATCAAGTTCATTCTATTTCTG